CATTGTTTACCGTCAAATTAGACTGCTTGATGGTCAAAAACAGTATAGTTTTAGTGATTTCCATTGACATCTCATATATTTTAGTATAAAATAATATTAATAATATAGGAGGTGATTTTCTTGAAGCGTTTGGTTGCAGTCCTTATGGCTCTGATGCTCCTGTGGGGTGGTGCTTGTGCTGATGGTTATGATCTTTGGGCACTCTGCGAAAATTATGTTAACATCAGGCTCAAAGCCTCTCCTCACAGTGATGTGATTGGGTATCTCACATGTGGAGATGGTATTGAGACTGATGGAAAAGTGAAGTGTGGATGGATTCACTGTATCAACCTTTCCTGTGAGGTGTCTGAAGGTTGGGTGTTTGGAGAGTATTTGACTGATGATCAACCAATATTTTTAGACACTGACTGTAATGTGGTTGGCAGTGGCAGAGTGGCTCTGAGGAAGTCAATCAATGGAAAAAGAAAGGCATGGCTTAAGCCTGATAGCATAGTGCATGTCTTATGGATGTCTCAGGAATGGACTTTGACAACTAAAGGATATATCAGGACTGAGTTTGTGGAGGCATTAGAATGATTTGTGAAAATTGTGGCTCAAGTAAACAGAGCAAAGTGATCAACTCAAGAGAAAGAAAACACTTCACTATGAGGAAGAGAAAATGTATTGTTTGTGGTTATGAGTATTTGACTCATGAGATTTTCATTAGGGGTGATATTCCTACTGATGGAGCAAGGATTTTGACTCTACATAATCTGAATACATGGAGAGAGGCTGTTTGGGTTGAATATCTGCACAATGATCAGTGTGTGCTAAAGGCTACTTCTATCAGGGAGGTTTTCCCTTATTCTGTAAGTTTTGATTGTTCACTTGTTTTGCCTAAAGTTAATTATGGCAATAAGTGGAGGGTATGGAGTGCAAGACCTACAGAAGAACAGAGAAAGGTGGAATGGAAGTGAGTTGGTGGATTTGGGTGCTGATTGTTTTATTCATTCTTTGGGTTATAAAAACATCATGAATTAGGAGGATAGCGAATGATTCAGATTGATATGCAGATGCCATCGAACTGCCTTGATTGTCCTGCTTGCAATGAGTATCTGATGTGTGCAATTCCTGCCAATGGCAGAGGATGGGGCGAAAACGATGTTAAGGATTTCAGCCAAGGGAGACCGGAATGGTGTCCGATGAAAGAGCAGGAAACAGGTCATTGGATATATTTGGAAAATTGCTCAAACTCTGGCGTTTATTGTTCGGAGTGCAATACAAAAGTGTTTGACAATTACCCATTCAAAAAGAAGTTTTCGTATTTCTGCCCTCACTGTGGAACAAGGATGGAAGGCGAAACAGAAAGGCGGTGACAGTAATGGCAATTAAAGTAACTTGCGATGTTCCAACTTATAACAACCCGGCAAAAGGTGACATACGGGTTCATTCTCATTGGAATGGTAGTGACATGGTTGAAATTGAAATTGGTGGTAAACGGTACGAAGTGTACGGGCATGACCTGATAACGGCAATCAATGATTGTATGAGCAAAAACCAACCTTGGTAGTTCGTTAAAGGAGCGACCGGAATAGGAGAATAGCGAAGGATGATGAGATGAAGATTAAGGGGAAAGCACACTGCCTTTTTGAACAAAGCGGGACTTTCAAAAATGAATTTATCAAACTCGGAATCCCGGCTTTGGACTATGACATTCAGGACAATTTCGGTCAAACGGATTATGTCATTGATTTGTTTCAAGAGATTGACACGGCATACAGGGGGGGGCAAAGCATATTTGACGATATAAAAAATGATGATGTGGTCATTGCATTTTATCCGTGCATATATTTCTGTGCAACGAGTCAAATGGCTTTTAGTCTTGGATACACAAATTACAGATGTTTATCATTTGACGAAAAAGTTGAGAAGATTATTGAAAGAGCAGAACTGCGGGAAGAATTTTACAAAAGGCTTATACGTTTGTGTGCTGTATGCGTAAAGAAAAACATCCGCTTGATTGTAGAAAATCCTTGGAGCGAACAAACGTACTTGAAAGCGAACTTCATAAAAACGCCGGACGTTGTTGATAACAACAGACTATTGAGGGGGGATTATTTCAAGAAGCCAACTGCTTATTGGTTTTGGAACTGTAAACCGACCAATGGGATGAGCTATCAAAAAGATAAGGAACAGAAAACGATAATGGCAACAAAAGGGAGTTCACAAGCCGGGTTGTGTTCAGAAGATCGGTCAATGATTAGCCCGGATTATGCAAGGAATTTTATATGCGATTTCATACTTGGGAAAGGTCAACAGATGAATCAAGTATCAATGTTTGAAGATGAGCAATTAGTTCGTTAAAGGAGCGATGGGAATGGCTGAAATCAAGCCGTATTTGATGATCCCGGACGGAAAAAAGGATGAGAAGATATACATCATAGGCATACCAAAATGGGTGGCAGTAATCATCCTATTGATTGCGAAAATATCCGGCAAAATGCATGAGCATGAAATTCGTTAAGGGAGTTGATTGAGAATGATAACGGATACAGATGGTTTTAAATTTGTTGAAGATGATGACAGATGGCAAGAAGGATTGGTTGCTACTTATAAGAACACTGTGCTTTTACATAAGCAAATTCAAGAAATCAAAAAAGCATTGCAAGTTAGTGAAGAGACTCTTGAACAGTTGCAAAATAAATTTGATGAAATATGGAGAAAGCCATGATTCAACAGCAGATGAACATTCTTGATATCCTGAGTGATGAAAAGAAGTATGTTAGAAGGATTGTTGCAATGGATGCTATACCTTTCCTTCTGAATGTCCATTATGCAAGACGGATTCCATGCATTACTGATGCATTTGGTCTGTTTCTGAATGGTAGATTGATTGGTGTTGTGACTTATGGAATCCCAGCTTCTAACAATCTCTGCTTTGGATTGGCCGGAGAGGAAAACAAATCCCATGTCTTGGAATTGAATCGTCTTGTCATCCTCCCTGAGTTTAATGGTAAGAACTATGCAAGTTACCTTGTCTCTCATTCTCTCAAGATGTTGGAAAATGGGACTTTTGTTGTTTCTTATGCTGACACTGCATGGAGTCATGTGGGGTATATCTATCAAGCTTGTAACTTCCTTTATACAGGACTATCAGCAAACAGGACTGATGTGAGAGTGGATGAAGGTAAGCATCCAAGACATACTGAAGGACTTGATAACAATCAGAGGCAGACAAGGAGCAGAAAACATAGGTATGTTTATTTGGTGGGAGATAAAAGAACAAAGAAACGTATGAGATCACAATTAAAATATGAAGTCATTGATAAATATCCCAAAGGTGATGAAGTCCATTATGATCCTGATCATCCTCAGGCTGTGAATCCTATCATATACTATGAAAGAAATGAAGAATGAAATTAGAAAGGCAACTTGTCTCATTATTGAGAAAGATGGACAATTCTTGGTAGGTGCTTCAGCATTCTTCCCAAGATGGAGCATCTCTCCATATGATGCTTGGTCTACAAGAGACAAAATGACAGCTTTCAAAGTGGCTTGGAGAGTCAGGGGAAGACTGTTTCTCTTTAATCCAATTGTTGGGCAGTTAAAGCCTTTGTAATGTAAAGCAGTGTGCTTTGGCACATTGCTTTTTTTATCCTATATGTTAATATTAAAAAGTAGAAAGGAGGCTTAATGCCATGAAAAAATTTGTACCTAAAAAAACTCTTACTGTTCAACTCCCTGTGGAAATCCTTAGGAAATTTGAGGCTCTCTGTCAACAGATGGATGTGGCTAAGTCTCAGATGATCAAATCCCTGATTGAAAAGGAAGTGTTGTCCAATGGCTAATGAGCAGAATCTGAGGCCGGGAGAATATAAGCTAACAGTAGAAGAACAGAAGAAGGGTGGCAAGAAGAGTGGAGAAGTCAGGAGAGCAAGAAAAACCCTTAGAGAAGAACTGCTTGCTCTGCTCTCTCAGGACATCAAGACTGAGGATGGAGGCTCTCTGAATGCTCAGGTTGCTATGTCCACTTCACTCATCAAAGAGGCTATTGATGGGAATACCAAAGCCTTTGAACTTGTTCGTGATACCATTGGCGAAAAGCCTGTGGACAAGGTTGAGAATGTGAACATTGATATGGAGTATAAGGATAGTGTTGCCTATGTTGAAAGATGTCTCCTTGAAAGATCAACTGATACAGAAGATTAAGAATTCTCCATATCTCATAGCACAGGACATAGGATTCTCTGATGTCAGGGAGTTTCCTCATAATGAGTGGATGAAAGACATTTTGTTAGGACAGGAAGACTATACTCTGTTGGCACACAGAGGAAGTTACAAATCATCTGTCCTATCTGTTTGTATTGCTCTGATAATGGTGCTTCTGCCAACAAAAAACATCATTTTTCTCAGAAAAGCTGACAATGATGTTTTTGAGATGATCAGAATGGTGAAAAAGGCATTGGAGTCCAAGATCATTCAATCAATGTCTTACATTCTCTATCATAAAAAGCTTGTCCTCACAGAGTCCACAGCATCAACCATTACAACCAACCTTTTCCTGTCTGTCTCAGGCTCTTCTCAGTTGCTTGGAATTGGTCTGAAATCTTCCATAACTGGTAAACATGCTGATATAGTGATTACGGACGATATTTGTAATATCTCTGACAGAATCAGTAAGGCTGAAAGAGATAGGACAAAGATGCAGTATCAAGAGTTGCAGAACATCAGGAACAGGGGAGGCAGAATCATCAACACAGGCACAAAGTGGCATAAGGATGATGTGTTTGTGTTGACTCCTAACATCCACACTTATGATTACAAGCAAACAGGATTGATCCCTGAGGAAAAGATTGAAGAGTTAAGAAAGAACATGATTCCTTCCCTGTTCGCCTGTAACTATGAACTGAGGATTATTGCCTCAGATGATGTTGTGTTTGCTTCTCCACAAACAGGAGCAGATGTCTCTCTTGTGGAACAGGGCACAGCACACATTGATGCGGCCTATCATGGGGAGGACTTCACTGCCTATACTGTTGCTAAGATTCATGATGGGAAATACTATGTCTTTGGCAAGTTGTGGAGAAAGCATGTGAATGATGTTCTTGATCAAATCTTAGAAATCCATCACTCCCTGATGGGAGGCAAGATTTATTGTGAAGATAATGGTGATAAGGGTTATTTGGGGAGAGACTTGAGGAAGAAGGGTGAGAGAGTTATCATTTACTCTGAAACCATGAACAAGTATCTCAAAATTACTTCTTACTTGAAGTTTGAATGGCAAAATGTTATATTTGTCAAGGGTACTGATGAGGCATACATTAATCAGATTTGTGATTTTAATGACACAGTTGAGCATGATGATGCTCCTGATAGTCTTGCAAGTCTGATTAGGATCATGCCAAACAAACCAAGAAGAGAGGATGTCCTAAATCTATTTAACTGAGAAAGGTGGTCTTGGTAATGAGCAGAAAGGTGGATAATGGAGGTGATCCTGAATGAAGACTTATCAGGACTTGGTTGCTGTTGGAGAAAATGAGCAGAACAGAATGCAGTTTTGCCTATCTGCCATTGCAGAGCATCAAGCAAGTTGGGATTATAGGGTGGCAGAGGATGCTTATCTTTATTATCGGAACATGAATCCTACTATTATGAGGTTTCAAAAGTTCATCAGGAATGCCATGGGCATTGCTGTTCCTGACACCTTTTCTCCAAATAACAAAATTCCTGACAATCTTTACAACTACTTTGTGACTCAGGAAGTGGAGACTCTGTTGGGGAATGGGGCAAGCTTTCAGAAGGATGACACAAAGAAAAAGCTTGGGAAGAACTTTGACCATCAACTTCAGGAATGTGCCACACATGCCATCAATGGTGGATGTGGATATGGCTTTTGGAACTTTGATCATCTTGAGGTTTTTGACTATCTTGAGTTT